AGAATAAGTTAAAAATTTTGGAGGAATTATGAAAATTTATAACGAATCAAAAACAGAAATATTAGAAAATGTAGACCTTGAAAAAGGTTATCTAAAAGAAGATAAATTAGTGTTAAGAGTTGTACCAGCACAAGAAGAGGTACAAGAGCAATTTCACTATGAGTACAAGGACTACACAAACGACAAAGGCGAGGTGTATGGCAGAGATAGAATCAAGGTTATTGATGTGCCATATCAACCAGCAGTAGAGGAACACGAAGAAACAGAAGATATACAAGTTTATGTTCCTTACACAGAAGAAGAACTTTTGGAAAGACAAAAACAAGAGTTGAGAAATTACAGACAAAAATTCTTTGATGTCATTGATTGTGCTGTTTGGTACGATTGCTTAACAGACAAAGAAAAACAAGAGGTCAAAGATTTCAGATATGCTCTACTCGACATTACAGAAACATTAGAAAAACCTACTATTCCAGCATGTGTGTTGGAAAGGATAAAGGAGGACTAATTTATGGTAAAATTGCAGATAGAAAAGCAAAAAAATAACGACATCAACATAACTATCGGGGGGGGGTATTAAGGCTCTCTAACGAGCCATTAGCCACCTATCCAGTAGGAACAATTATTGAAACTACAAGCGAGATTTCGCCAGCTCAATTATATGGTGGGACTTGGGAAGAGTTTGGTAAAGGTAAAGTGTTGGTTGGAAGAGATACATCAGATTCGGATTTTAACACAATCCTAAAAACTGGTGGGGAAAAGAAACACACATTAAGTGTTGAGGAAATGCCGAGCCATAATCACACACAGCAATCCGCTCAAAACAATGACAACTCAACGACATATACTACCGAGCCAAAATACAATAGTTCGGGTTGGTGGAATAAACACGAGGCGGGTAAAACACTTAATACTGGTGGCTCACAAGCACATAACAACTTACAACCATACATTGTAGTTTATAGGTGGCGAAGAATAGCATAAAATTTGGAGGAATTATGAATAGAATAACAAGCTTAATAAGAAAGAATATTGGTATTATTGTTTCTGTTGTTGGCTTGGCCTTACTTGTAATCCTTACTTTTGGAGATATGGGAGAATTATTAACAGAGGAATATTGGAAGAATGTCGGAGGGAATTTTTCCTCGATTAGTGCATTAACAATAGGACTTGTCTTGATTCAAACATCAATAAAGCAAGGAATAAGTGAACAAGCGTTGTCTGCTGGTTTGAATACAACAAACACAACAGAAAAGTATAAAGAACATAAAAAACTTGTTAAAGAAAATCAAGAGAGACATGTTTACTTACCATACTTTTTAGCAATAAGAAACAAACGAGAAACTAGACGCAGAAAGCGTGAGTTTTTAGTAGATAACAATTTTACAAGTGAAAAGATGTTGAGAGCGAGTGGCAAAAAAAAGCTTATTAAAGCTTATGACGCTATTCAAACTAATATTACGGTAGACAGCATTAAATGGTCTACAACAGAAATTGTCTACAACAAAAATGGCAGAATCGAAAAGCTAGAAACTTATCGAAAGAAGAGATTAGTTAGGGGAATAATATTGGGAATTATTTTTATGCTTGCAACAACATTCATAACTGGTGGATTGTTCCTTGATAAAGCTCAGATTCCGTTTTGGCAAAAGATTGTTAAGCTTGTTACATATCTAATTACAATATCTCTATCTGTCATATTTGATATAGGCAAGAACTACGAAAAAGGTGCTTTTGGCGTTCCTAATGAACTAGAAGAAATCAATAGTATTTGGGAAGAGTTTGCTAGTTGGGAAATTCCTAACTGGGTAAAGAAAGAGGTTGAAGATAACGAGAAACAAGAAAACCTAGAAGAACAGCCACAAGAACAAAAAGAAACGCCTCAGCAAGAATTCAAAGAGCCGGTTGTTGAGGAAATAAAACCGATATTATTAGGCTTTGGAAATATAGAATCTATTAAGGAGGAAGATTATGAGTCAGACAGAGAAGAAAGCGTTGACGCCGGAACAGATATACAAGAGAAACCAGTTCAGAGCGAAGATATTTAAAACACTCGCTCCTATTGTGTTTTGGGTATTCCTTGGACTAAGTATCTTATTCTTTATTCTTATGATAGGAAATAGTGTTGGAAATATCACAGACATTATCTCATTACTAGATAAAGACAAGTACACCGGAGAGCAACTACAACAGAATTATCAACACCTTGTTGAGAAATGGGGAGAATGGACGATTGTAGGAAAGAACGCTGGAATGTTTAGTATTCAATTTATTGATATAAGACAAGCATTTTTTAGTGGACTTATGGTTACTTTCTTAACACTTGGAATTGTTTGTTTGATAATTTCAGTTGTGGCCGGAAAGATAGTGTTGCCAAAGCTTGCACAATATTTCACAGATAACAATCAAAGCATGGTAGATATAGCTACGCTACAAACTCATGCAGAGGTTACAAAAAACAACAAAAAAGATAAGGAGGGCTGGTTTTAATGGGATATGAGCAAATACAACAATTTTTAACTCTTCCAAATTTGCCGGATATAGTTACATACATCTTATATGGAATTGTCTTGATAGTAATTGCATTTGTTAAAGCTTTTGTAAAGAAAGACAATAGAAACACTCTAACTCTTGTAAATAGCAAGTCAGACGAGCTTGTAAATGCTAAGAAAGAGCTTAAAGAATGTAGAGAGGAGCTTGCAAAAGAGCGTAAGCTGCATAATCAAGAGCGAGAAGAGTGGCGAGCAGAAATGGATACAATGAAACAAGCTATTCGATTAAGTTCGAGGAATACAAAAGATTTAGTGTCTACTGGTGTGGCCAACAAAATTGCTAAGATGTTGCCGCTAGAAGAAGATAAAGATAATATCGAGGTAGAAAATATCGAGGAGGAGTCAACAAATGAGTAAAACTTATGACGCAAACTTTGAAGAATGGTATAAAAGATTATTTAATAAGAAATTCGACAAAAACACCGATTCTCTAACAAAAACAGAGAATATGTCAGACGAAGAATTTGAGGTTGGCACTAACTTGTATAATGCCTATTTACAAAAGAATAATCTTCTTGACCAATATAACAAAGCACAATCTAGTTTGGAGCAAGAGAAAACTCAATCTCAGCAACAAGCTAGTATCCAACTAGATAAGCTTAAAAAATATATTCCTACTCAAATCAAGGCACAAGGTTTGGGTGGACTTGGTGTTTCTGAATCTACATTACTTAAAGCAAATAGCGATTATCAGAACAAAATGGGACAAATAGCCTCAGATATTGGTGCTAGACAATTAGACTTATTACAAAGCTATAATACTGGCGTATTAGATGTAGACGCAAATCTGGCAAATGCTAATCAAGCAACATTAACAAAATATCAAGAAATTGCAAGACAACAAGAAGAAATAGCTCGTCAAGAAAGAGAACAGCAAAAAGCGTTGGTAGATAATTTCTATCGAAATGAAATGCTTTTGAATCCGGATTATTTAACAGAAGACGGCAGTAAGCTTACAGAAGACGGCAAAAACAAAATGAAAGAATACCTTGATAGCAACAAAGAAATTCTTGGCGATATGTACGATACATATATGAAAGAATTAGAGGCTCGTGAGGTATACACTAACGAACAAAAAACGGCTGACGAGGCTGAGGTAAAACAAACTGAGACAGATACTCTTATTAAAGAGGGTAAAGAGTATTTTAATTATGGTGGCTCAACTTATAAAGTAAAGAAACAATTAGACTCAAAGTCTAATGAGATTGCTCATAATAAAGACTTTATTAAGAAACTTAACAACTTGGGGTATGCAGACGCTTATAATCCAAATATTCCTAATGGAACAACTATTGAGATTAAGTGTGATAGTTCTGGTGCAAATGAGTTTAGTTATGAAGATTTGGGACTAGTAAATGTTGCAGATTGGAGAAACTGGATTCCATTCTATAATCTTTATAACTGGGCTAATAATATCGGGAACTTTGAGACACGTTATGTTACTTACTATGACGGACAATGGTACTTGTCTGAGAAAAAATAATACTAAAATGAGGAGAATTTATGACTATATATAACTTATCTGCTGAGGAGAGAAAGCAAAGAGCCTCTCAAATCAGAGACTTAAAAAAAAGTAGATATTTGTATAAGCAATACTTGGAACAAAAAGAACAAGCTGAGAGAGAACAGCGAGAACAAGAAATTGCTGCCTACCATGCACAGAAAGAAAAAGATAGTCAAAATTTTCTTGTGAAAACTTTTCATACAATCGGAGATGTGGCTAGTAATGTTATTACTGGTGCAGCCAAAGGATTAGAAGGAATCTATGACCTTGGAGCTGGTGTTGTTGGTGCTGTTGGGGGAATCTTTGATAGTGATTTTAGAGATAGTGTTCAACAACACATAGCTTACGATTGGACGAGTGAAAATATAGGAAATCCGCTACAAGAGCTTACAAAACATTCTTATTTGAATGACTGGGGCAAGTTTGGAGAGACAATAGAAAATGTAGCAAGTGGCGTAGGACAAATGTTGCCGTCTCTTGCTATGAATGTTGTCGTTCCGGGTAGTGGTATTGCGGTTACTGGGCTTAGTGCAGCTGGTAAAGGCACAGAACAAGCTTTTAAAGAAGAGGGAACAAACTATTATCGTGGGCTTTTATATGGTGCTGCTAGTGGTGGCGTAGAAATGCTTACAGAAAAGATAAGTGGTGTTGTTGGTAGTAATGCTACCGGCAAAGGTTTCTTGGATAAGACTTTATCAAAACTTACTAAAAATAAGCTTGGCAAGGTTGTTGTCGGCTCGCTTGGAGAGGCCGGCGAAGAGGCGTTGTCTGAGTTCGTAAATCCACTAATGCAAAATATCTATAAAGACAAAGGATTCTTTGAAGATTTTATGACAACAGAACACTTGAAAGATATTGGAGAATCTGCTCTTGTTGGTGGCCTTACATCAATGGTGTATGGCGAGACCGTAGGTCGTTTGACAAGAAGAGCTGCTAATATTCAAGAAAGCTTATCTGAATTGTCTACACTTGAAAAGAAAGAAAATAATCTTTGGAGTAATGGCAAGCTTGCAGAACAGCAAGAAAAAATCAATCAACAAAAGCAAGAGATATACGAATCAATTAGCAAAGAATTACAAAGCGTCAAGACTGACGAGGGACGAGCTAAGTATATTGATATGCTTAATAAATATGGTGTTAACAAATTTAACGCTGACGGCACAATTATTGCCGAAAATGGCTCAAATTTAAGCCTAGACGCAAATGGCGAACAAATTACTGACGGAACAACTAATCAAGCTCAGAATGGGCTTGCAACTGCTCAAAATTACAATCAAGACGCATACTCTCCTACACTAAGAGGAAAAGAACAATCGTTAGAGTTTGCTCCTACATCAGAAGAGTTAACGGAAACACAAAGACTAGCTAAGCAAGAGTTTACTAGACTAAACAAAGGCAAGGTAAAAGCTAATCTTGTTTTCTCTAATTCTATGGGGAAAGACGCAGACGGAAACGATATTCAAGGTGCGTATAGAAACGGCGTTCTTTACATAAGCACTAATGCTAATGCTGTGCAAGAGGTTATCAAACACGAAATGACACACTATGCAGAGGGAACAAAAGCTTATGTGAGATATGCTAGATATATCTTGAAAGAAATTCAAAACAACAAAACATTGTCAGAAAGATTTGGCAATCTTGTTGAAAAGATAAAACAAACAAAAGACTTGTATCAGAAAGTTGAGCAAAACAAGAGTTTAAGCCAACAAGAGTATGATATTATTACAGAGGTTGTTGCTCAATACACAAGTGAAAACTTATTTACTAGCGAAGAACAAATTGCTAGACTTGCACGCTCTAATCGTACATTCTTTGAAAAGTTCAAGAATTGGATTGCAGACAAGATAGCATACTTTAAGAAGAGAAAGAATTTATCAAAAGACGAAAGACAAGTCCTTGATTTCTTAACTAAGGCTGAAAAGCTTTATAGCAAAGCATTGTCAGAGTCTTGGGGTGCTATGGATTATGCTGAGAGTATTGACAATTCTGACGAAAATAGGTATAGTATTAAAGACAAATTGATAAATAAAACATTCCCTCCATATAATGAAAGTTATAGCGAGGCGAATCAAATTGCTACACGCTGGGCTAAACAAGATAATGTTAAGGACGGCTGGCAAAAACTTGTATCTTATAAAGATAAATGGTACAAGATTGAAAAATTTTCAGATATGGATTTCGGCTACTTGATTGTAGATAGAATTCCAAATAGCAAATATAATGCAGAATTGGAGGAATTGAGAAAATATGAGCAAAACAACTATGCAGATAGCCTTGACCAAGGTCTTAGCGAGTATGAAAATGTCAGACGAAACAAAAGTGTTGATAGCACTATCTCTAACGACAGACACTCAGATAGGAACATTCCTACAATGGCTAAAAGCGGAGATTCCGGAAGAGAAAATACAATCAATGGAAGACGAGATAGCGGGCAAGGCAACAGAAATAAGCAAGGAAATGTAAGGTACTCTTTAAGTAAAGACAGCCAAGGCAACGCTCTATCTGAGAATCAAGAAAAGTTTTTCAAGGATTCTAAGGTTAGAGACGAATTAGGCAATCTTCTTGTTGTTTATCATGGTACAAAAGAGGCTGGATTCAATGAGTTTGTTTATGATAAAAACAAACAAACTGGAACAGATTTTGGCAAAGCGTTTTATTTTACATCAGACATTACAAAAGCAAAAGGCTATTCTTATGATATTACGAAAGATTCTAGGATAAAGGAATATCAAGAAGAAAAGGCAAAGCTTAGAGATAAATATTTAAAAACAAGATTAGAGGAAGATAAGCAAGCTTATTTTTCATATACTTGGAATGGTAAAACTCTTGAAGATTTAATCGACGACGAAAGCTATACAACCGAGGGTGGAGAAATAAAGAATGTATATCTAAATTTAATCAATCCTTTAATTGTAAATGCTAATGGAGATTATTTCTTTAACAAATATGAAAGCTACTTTACAAGAGCAAAGAATAACAATAATGACGGAATTATTGTAAAAAATGTTATAGATAATCCAAGAGGAAAAGAAAAAGCGATTGATGTTTATATTGCTTTTGAATCGAATCAAATCAAAAATACAACAAATCTAAATCCTACTAAAAGTTCTGACATAAGATATTCTCTTAAAAATTCGGTTGAAGAAGATGTTTTGAAAACTTTTGGTAAAACTTACGACTGGAAAGAGACTGGATATATACTTAAAGACGGAACAAAGTTAGATTTATCCGGCAAGCACGAGGGAGCTGCTGGTGGCAGTAGGAGTGTAGACCATAGAGAAATATTTGATATTTACGAAGATTCAGATGTTTATGGAACTGAGGCTATGGTTGAGTTTATGGGTAGAGGCAATATAAGAGTAAGTCCGGAATATCCGGGAGTAAATATTCAAGTAGAGCCAACACAAGAACAATATGAGCAAATTCAATCAATGGTTGAAAGATTGGGTTGGAAAGAAAAAGCTTTTATTGTTGACATAGACAATAAAAATGGAGACACTATTGAGACATTAGAATATGAGGGAGCTGTGTCCGGCAGAAAAATTGTCGCTGACATTCAATACTATTTTAAAAATGGTAAAGCACCTCATAAGAGCGAATTATCTCAATTTAGATACTCTTTATCAAAAGGGCAAGTAAAGAAAATTGTCGCTAATAAAACTAGACATAAATCATATAGCAGAAAAGACGCTGAGATTGTTGTAAATAACATCTTAGATAACTATATGGATTTCGGTGGCAAATATGGCGATATTGCTGGCAAAACAAAGCAGCAAGTAATAGACCAGTTGTGGCTATATATGAATACAAGCACTCCGGGATATTCAAAAGCTGCGTTTGATATAGCAGACTATATTATCGAAAACGGATTCGTAGAAGATATTGTCGGCTCTGAGATTAACGAAGAGCATGTATATATTGTGGAAACATTAAGAGAATATATGCACAAGATTGACTTAGATTCAATTAAGGGCGAAATCAAATACAGATACGATAAAGATAATAGTCCATACTTAATTTGGGGTAAGAGAAAAGGCGAAAGAGGTATGGGAGCAGACCAAATCGCACAAGAATTGCAAGAAAGAGGAATTAGAATTGAGGCTATCAATGAGGCGGATTGTTTCTTTGAAATTGCAGACACTTACAAAAACTCTTTGAATCAGATTAAGAAATCTGCTAAACAAAGTATGAAAGAATTAGGTAGTGATACCATAAAACAATTAAGACAAGACATAGTGAGAGAGATTCTTGTTGGTATAGATACACAAGGACAAGAAACTGAATTTAACAAGACTATTCAAAAGTATGTTGATAAAGTTAGCTTGCTAAAAGCTCAACTAAAAGATACCAAGGAAAGAAATAAAGCAATCAACAATTTATTCTCTTCTCTTGATAGAGTCAAAGCTTTTGAAAAATATCAAAGTGCAGAAATACAACTAGCTGACGAGGTTGTTGGCCTAGTGAAATTGCTAAAAAATGTCAAGACTTATAGAGATAATCTATCAAGTAATATAAGAGACATTATGAGCAAATATTCAAAAGAGGTTAACGGAACTAAGCTATATAACTTAATAGCAAACAACGGAGACGGAATAGACAATCCGGTTGGAGCTATGATTGAGGATATAGCAAGGAATCGTGGCGAATTGACTACTGCTGAGATTAAAAATCTTGATATGATTATCAGAAACTTTATTCACAATGTTAAAGAATATGACAGAGTGTTCTTTGAGGGTAAAACACAATCTGACACAGAGATTGTTACACAAGCTATCAAGGAAACAAGAGAGGCTGTCAAAGTTAAAGATAGTGGGCTTGGTGGCTCGTTCTCACAATTAACTCGTTGGCTACAATCTCCGGTTTGGAGATTTGAAAGATTAGGCTCTTATAGAAAGAACTCTATAATGGCTCGTGTCTTTAAGGAATTTCAACAAGGTGTAGATAAACAAGCAGATTTTAATATGCGTGTTGCTGAACACTATAAAGAGTTCTTTAAAACCAATAAAAAGATTGTAAATGAATGGAGCAATCAAAAAATAGAGATAGCTGGAACTCAAATGTCAAAAGGACAAATGATTTCACTATATATGCTATCTCACAGAAAACAAGCTCAAAGCCACTTATTTGACGAATTCGGCAACGGAACTATCAGACTAACAGACGAAAAGTCTGCGTCTGCTGGTAAGGTTAAGGACGCAATTAACAAAGGTCAAGATGTGCAAATCAATCGTGCTGTTATATCAGAGATTGAATCGCACTTGACAGATGTAGATAAAGACTTTATTAAGCTAACAAAAGAGTTCTTTAATAAAATAGCAAGGGACGCAAAATACGATACAGATATGGCTATGTTTGGTGTTTCAAATGTGGACGATAGTAACGATTATATTCCTATAAGAGTTGCTGACGACCAGTTATATAAAGAACTAGGCAACGATAAATTCAACTTTACTAATCTATTCAGCGTTTATAATGCAAGCTTTAACCAAGACACAAAGCCAAACGCAAACAATAAGATAGTAGTAGAAAATATTATTGATATTGTAAACAGACACTCTAAACAAATGTCTGCGTACTATGGATTAGCTCAACCGGTTAAAACTTTTAACAGATTATTTAATAAAAAGTTAGAAGACGGCTCAAAGCTAAGAGTTGAAATCAATAAAGTGGATTCAAGTTTTGAATCTTATGTTGGAAAACTATTGTCAGATATGCAAGGAAATGTGAAATCCAAAGAGGGTTTTGACAGACTTGTTGGCAAAGTTCGTGGCTGGGGTGCAAGAGCAGCGTTGGGATTCAATCCAAAAGTATTAGCAAGTCAGTTTGTATCATTACCAGCAGCAGCCGCTGTCGGTGTGAAATACAGAAACTTAGCTAAGGGATTGGCTATGGCTGTATCTAAGAAGACAGACTTTGAAAATCTTACAAAATATGCTCCTATGCTTTATGATAGATTCAGAGACGGAAATAATATTGATGTCGGTCTATTAAAGCAAGGTCAAGGTGTTGCTAAGAGTATTGATAAATTTACCGATATTGTTACAGCTCCTATTGGAATGATAGATAAGTTTGTTTGTGGTGCAGTATGGAACGCTTGCTTAGAACAAACAAAAGACAATAAAAATTATGCAAATTATAGTGAGGAACACTACAAAGCAGCAGCACAACTTACAGAAGAGGCTGTTATTAAAACACAAGCTAACTACACAGCTCTATATCGTCCGGAAATATTGCGTTCTCAAAGCTCGTTCTTACAGCTTACTACAATGTTTATGTCAGAGCCATTACAACAATTCTCGTTGCTTGCAAGTGCCGTAGACAAGATTAGAATAGCAAGAACAATGCTTAAAAATGCAAAAACAGACGCAGAAAAAGCTGAGGCTGAAAGTTTGTTCAAACAAGCTAAGTCTGAATCAGCTCATGCAATTAGTGCCGTAGTGGTTGATACAATCATTTTGGCGTTGATAGCACAAGCTTTCAAATGGATTAAGGGCAAGGAAGACGAAAACAAGGTACAAGGATTCTTAATGGATTTTGCAGAAAATTATATCGGAATGTTCCCTATTGTAAAAGACTTATATTCATATTTTAGTGGATATGATATTACAAATATGGCTTACACCGGTTTAACTAATATCGCAACAGCATTAGAAGAAATGTATAATCTTGTTGACTTATTGGCCAGCGGAGAATCATATTCAGACGCAGAAATCAATGGCAAGATAAGAAAAGTTGTACTTGGTATATCTCAATTATTTGGTGTACCGGTTAGAAATGTAGAAACATACATCAAGGGTATAATTCAAAAATTCTCGCCGGACGCAGTTTATAGATATGATAATTTCTTCTACAACAAGTCAGCAAGCAATTATAATGCAGACTTGAAAGCAGCAATAGAAAAGGGAGACGAAAGCTTAGCTGACACAATCCTTGATTTAATGCTTGAAGAAGAAAAAGTCTCTGTAAAAGATAAAGAGATAAGAAAAAATCTAATCAGTTTGTATAACGCTGGTTATAGTGTATTACCTAAGAGTGTTGGCGATTATATCACTTATGACGGAGAGAAAATATATTTCACTCAAAAGCAAAAGAATAGATTTAAGTCTATTTATGAACAATCAAACGAAAAAGTAAAAGTTCTAATCACATCAAACGAATACAAAGAGGTAGAGCCTAAAATTCAAGCTCAGAGTATTAAGTTTATTTATGACTATTACTACAATTTAGCTCTTGAAGATTTGCTAGGTGTTGACTTAGAATTGAAAAACTTGTTATTTGGTTATGCTTTCGATATTGAAGATTTAGCATTATATGTATCTTATGCAAGGTCGTTAGAGTCTGACAAGGACGAAAATGGCAAGACTATAAATGGAACATTAAAAGCTAAGATTCAAGCGTATGTGAATAGTCTAAAACTTACTATTGCTCAAAAGTATATGCTTATGGGCTACCTTGGATATACAAACAAAGTCGGCAAAGCACAAGTCAAAGCTTATATTCAAAGACTTAAATTAACAAAAGAACAGAAAGCCAAACTATTTGAAATGAGCGGCTATTCTGACGAAAAATAAAAAAGACTAGGATTTATTCCTAGCCTTTTTTTAATCCTCAAACCAATATACTAACGCAAAATAGTGTGGCGTAAATATAAAGTTCGGATTATCACTTACTGGCGGAGCAAGTTGTGTCAAATTTGAACACTCGATTTCCTCTAATTCGTCCTCGTGGTATTCTTTTTGATTGTCTCCGTCGTGATTATATATAATAATAATTTTATCGTCATATAGAATAACTTTTCTAACAAATGAGCCAATAATGACTCTTTTTTTATCGGCGTTATCAATATCATTGAAACGGCTAAACCAATATTTTATTCTGTATGAGTCAAGAGGTTTTTCTTCGATAGCTAGTTGTAGCTCGAATTTTTCTTCTAGTTCTTTAACCTCATTTTCAAGAGCTAATAATTCATTCTTTGTAGAATCTGTGAAGATTCCAAGCTTGATAGCTTTAAGAATGTTATCAATCTCTTTATGCTTAGCGTCTATCTGTTTTTTGATAGATGTTGTTATGGCAGAATTTTTCAAATTGTTATTATATATAGTTACAATCCTATCAATAATAGGACATTGATTTTTTTCGTTTAATATGTGGCGTATTGTTAGATTTACAACCAAATCTTCCAATGCGTCTTTTTTGTAGTTTTTCTTTTTGCAATCGCTCCCTTTCTTTTTGCCAAAGCATTTGTAGTAGTGATGTATTGTTCCCGTTTTACTTGTTCCGCTTTCGCCGGTCATAAGTGAGCCGCAATAGCCACAATAAAGTTTAGACGATAATAAATATTCTTCTTTTGCTTTCATGCGTGCTGGACTCCTTTTATTAGCAACTATCCTTGTTTGTACTTTATTGTATAATGAATCTTCAATAATTTTAGGTAGATAGTCTTCAATAACACTATCTCCATAAATCATAATACCATTATATTTTTCATTTTTTAACATATTCATAATTGAGTTAACAACAAAGTCTCTGCCAAATTGATTTTTAATTCCACGCTCTTTTAAATTCTTTGTTATCTCTTTGGCCGTCAATCCTTTTGCGTAATCAACATAAACCATTCTAACAATCTCTGCCTCAGACTCATTTATGGTGTATTTCTTATCTATAATCGTATAGCCATAAGGACAGATACTGCCTAAAAAATTACCTTTTGCAAGAGATTCTTTTTGTCCCCTTTTAACTTTTTGAGATAGTTCAGCAGAATAATATTTAGCTAGTGCTACAAGAATTCCCTCAGATAAGATACCATTGATATTGTCCGTTCCGTCAATATTCTTACTTGTTATTTGAGTTGCAGACAATAGAGATACACCATTTTTAGAGAGTGTTCTTTTGTTTATTGCATAATCTTCGTCGTTACGACCAAATCTATCTACCGCATAAACAATAACAAATTCCCAATTATGCTCAGAGCTATCTCTTAACATTCTTTGAAATTCCGGTCTCCTATCATTTGTACCGGTCATAGCTCTGTCAATATAAGTATCAACTATCAGAAAATCGTGCTGTTTTGCAAAGTCTGTGCAAACTCTTATTTGTCCCTCAATAGATTGCTCTGTTTGGCTGCTAGAACTATATCGTGCGTATATAACAGCTTTTTTCATACTTACTCCTATTTAACTATCACTTGGCCAGTAATAGATTCAACAACAATGTTGGATTGACTAGATGTAGGGGTGTAATAATCTTCGTTTGGTGTTAAAAATTTAACAAGGCAAATTGAAGATTCAGAATCTCCACTTATTGAAATGCTTGTATCAATTACATTGTCTTGATTATTGACAATCCAGCCGTCAGATACAGAATATGTGGGCTTAATGTTTATAGTGCAATTATCAAACTCAACATTTTCTTTTTTGGAAAAAGTTGATATTTCAGCTATGCAATACATAGCGTCGTCTTGAAAATATACATCTCCATAAGTGATATTAAATCCTATATATTCAGAGTAGTTGTCTTTTGTTAGTGCAATTTTTGTTGGCTCAGAGTTGCCACAACCGGTTAAGAATAAAATAGGAACTAATAATACTAATAATATATAACTTAAATATTTTCTCATAATCCCTCCTATAAAACTTTACCTATAATATAAAACTCGTCTATGTTTTCAACTAATACTGGTTGATATTCTTTATTAAATGATACAAGTTGTATGCCTTTATTGTGTTCTTTTAATTGTTTGCAATAAACATTACCTTGATAACAGAATATACCAACATCTCCGTCTCTAAGTTGCTTTGTGGATTGAACATAGATAATTCTTTCGTCTTCGATTACTGGCTGCATAGATTTACCTTGTACTCTTATAGCAAAGTCAGCGTTGATAGGTGGGTTAGATACCTCTATCAATTCGTAATCTTCTGAATCTACAAAATGGCCATTACCGGCACAAGCACTTTGGTTATACAATTTAATAGTTTTAACGACAAGTCCGTTTGATAGTCCAAGTTGAGTTTTAATAACAGCTTGGGCTATTTGTTTTTGTCTAAGGTCTAATCTTCTGTAATTATTCAGAAGATTTTTTTCGTCATGAGAAGAGTCCTCAACTATTTCATTATCAGCCTCGCCGTAAGCTTGCGACATTGTTATCTCTAAAATATCGCATAGAACTTTTAATGTGTTTGGTGTTGGGCTGTATTGGCCGTTCTCCCATGGCGTTAAGTATGCAGACGGAATGTTCTCTCCAAGCTTATCAGACAAGAGTTTGCTTAGTTGAACTTTTGTATATCCCTTTTGTTCTCTGTATTTTTTTATATTGTTACCAAGAATGATTCTTAATTCTTGCTTATCCATATAGATTCTCCTTTTATTATACATCTCTATTATATATATAAATACTTAAAAAGTAAAGCCTTTCTCAAAAAAAATTTAGGAAAATCCTAAAATATTTTTGAAAATCGTTTGACATTTAGGAAAATCCTAGATATAATGATACCAGAAACTAGGAAATTCCTAGATTTGAAAAACACAAAAACATTGAAAATCCTAGTTTAAATTTTAAAAGGAGGAAAGTTAATGTCGAAAGCAAAAGTGTTAGCTAAAAGAATCAAGGATTATTTAAAAGATAATCACATTAAAGAATCAATCTTTTGTCTGCCGCTAGATTATAGCCCTACAACGATTAGCGAAATGCTTAATGGAAAGAGAAAGATTCTTGCAGACGAATATTACATAATCGTCAAAACACTAGGTCTTCCATACGAATATTTCATGGAAGAAACAAAGAAAGGAGATTAAAGATGTCAGAGTTGATTGTAAAAGCAAATAAACCCAAATTAACAGAAGACGAATTAAATTTCTTTGCTCTTACTCTTGGCGAATGTATAGCAGATTTCTTTAAGAATCCTCAAAATGAGGCTGACTATCAGAAATGGTTAGCTGAACAACTTAAAAAGGAGGGTAAAGCTAAGTGAAATTGAGAGAGCTATTACAACAAAAAGGTATTAGACAGCAAGAACTAGCAAGGTCTGTTGGATTAGACGAGCCTATGATTAGCAAATTTATGAATTATAAGTGTTTGCCGATTCCGCCGGACATGAAACTTATCTGTGAATTTCTTAATTGTGCAATTACAGACATCTATCTCGAAAATGAAATTTACATGAAAGAACACAAAGAGTCTTCTGTAAGTAAAGAGCCGGAATGGTACAACTTGACCGTAAGGCTACCAAGAAACGCAAAAGATTTACTTAATAAAGCGAATCTTAAAAAGTGTGGTTACAAGGATATTACTCAATGGATTACTCGCTGCTATGAGCGATTAGAAAAGAGAATAGACAAGATTAACCAAAAAGAAAAAGACCGCACAGACGCTGGAACATCTGTAACGGCCACAAAAGGTATTAAGTAAGCCACTTATACCACCAGTAATTATACCAAAAAATAATTGATTATGTCAAGGAGATACATATATGAATACAATAGTTGAAAATATTAACGATTTGAAAGATACAATTCAAATTAACTTAACAGCACTTAAAGAATTCCAAAAACAAGGAGCGTACTCTTCTTATGAGTTGTCTCAAAAATGTATTAAGAATTTGGATAGTGCTTTTTCTATGCTTAATTATTATTTGAACTACTTAACAAAGAAAGAAGAAACAAAAGCTGCTGAAAAGAAAACAGCCAAAGAAACACTTTTTGGAGGTGCTAACAATGGCAGATAAATTAAAGAAAATGAGTAAAGCTCATACAAGATATTACACATCAGACGGAACATTAGTGCCGGGAGCAACAACAATAACCGGATTATTAAATAAGCCAGCATTAGTATTATGGGCTAATAGACTTGGCTTAGAGGGAATTGACTCTACAAAGTATGTAGATAAAGCTGCTAAGATTGGAACTTTAATTCATTACTTAGTTGAGTGCCACATCACAAAACAAACACCGGATTTAGACGATTACACAAAGACAGAAATTGAAATAGCAAATGTAGGATTCAATAAATACTTAGATTGGGAAAAGAAACACAAAATTGAGCCTATATTCAATGAAAAAGGATTTGCGTCAGACAAATACAAATATGGTGGAACTTGCGACTTTTATTGTAAATTAGACGGCAAATATACACTAATTGACTTTAAGTCTTGTAAGGGAATTTATGACGAACAATTCTGTCAAGTGTCCGGCTATGGAAACTTATTAAGAGAAAACAATCAAAAAGTACAACAGATATTGATTCTTAGAATTGGTAGAGACGAATCTGAGGGCTTTGAGGAAAAATACATAACACCAAAACAAGAGAAATTGTATTTTGGAGTATTCAAGCACTTGGTATCTATTTACTACTTGAAAAAAGAAATTGGTTGGAGGTAGATATGGAGAAAATTGAGTTTGATTTACTACAACCAAAAGACATTGAGGTTAAGTGTTCTGAGGTTAAGGAAGAGGGTTTTGTAGCTTTACTTTACAAGAACGCAAGAACAGACCAAAAAGCACTAGACGATAAGTTTGGAATTGCTGGCTGGTGTGATAACTACAAAGAAATAAACGGAGTCCTATATTGTGGCGTATCTATTAAGTTTGATAACGAATGGATAACAAAATGGGATTGTGGTATTGAATCAAGAGCTGACGAAAAAGGCAACGAGAAAAAAGGCGAGGCCTCAGACGCATTTAAAAGAGCTTGTTTTAAATGGGGACATGGTAGAGAGTTGTATACTGCTCCATTTATATATATAAAAGCGAAGACAAAAGTTAAGAAGAAAGACGCAAACGGAAATCCGATTTATGCGTTGGCGGATAAATACGAAACCTATCATGTATCAGAAATTACATACACAGAAGATAGAGCCATAAAAACGCTTAAAATTGTCAACAGCAAGGGTGTAGAGGTGTATTCAAGCAATAAACCAAAGAAACCAACAACAAAGGTTGCAAGTAGTAAAAATGAGCAAAAAACAACAACTACAACAACAAAATCAACAACAAAAACAAAATATACAATTATTAACGATATGATTAAGGATTCAAAAATCACTATGTCGCAAGTTAATGAGCGTATCAAAAAGAAATATCAGAAAAACATCAGAGTTAACGATTTGAACGAAGAACAATTTAAAGAGTTAACAGACGCACTACAAAAAGCTTTGGAGGGAAATGGAAATGAGTAAGTTTATAGCAGACCGAACTTATAAAATGATTGACGAAAATAACAATCTCATTGTGAGTTATGTTGTGAGTGGTTATGACAAGAGAGGTGCTGCTATGGCTTATGAAGAGTCAAAAGATTTAGGAAAACTCTCTATCGAGGTCAAGAAACATAAATCTCAACGCTCACTAGAACAAAATAGATTGTTATGGGCTTTGCTTGGAAAGTTAGCAACAGCTATGAGTGGTAAGAAGAATAAAACGACCAGCGAAGAGGCTTATTGCTTAGTGCTAGAAGAAAACAACGCTGTCTTTGAATATTTACTAGCAACAGAAAAGACAGAAGAAAATTTAAAGAAAGCATTTAGGGTTATTCGTAAAATACAAGATACAACATTCAAAGGACGAGCTATGGGAATATATCAATGTTTCTTAGGCTCTTCAAAGTACAATGTCGAAGAAATGACTCAGCTTATAGAAACAACATTAGACAAGCTTGCTGAATTTGGAGTCTATGATAGCGAGATTGAATCTGCAAGAAAGGAATACAAATGCCAAAGAGTGTGATTCAAGCTGTTACGAATGATGTATACGAATTCCCTATATTACAATTTGATACTTATAAAGAAATGGCTAAGTATCTTGGCCTATCAATAAAACATTGTCATTGTATGGTGTCAAGAGGAACTATTTACAGAAGATTGAATTGTAAATTTATCAAAATTAGTTTGGTGGAGGAGCTGGAAAATGAAATCGAAGAGAACGAAAGCTTGTGATATTTCTCCCAAAGTCAAGAACGCTGTGTGGGAAAGAGATAATCATTATTGCGTGTTATGTGGAAATCCGGCAGCTATGCCAAACGCACACTTTATACCTCGCTCGCAAGGTGGCTTAGGTATAGAAGAAAACATTGTAACCTTGTGTAACCATTGTCATAGAGAATATGACGCAACAACAAATAGGTCGGAGATTCGAGAAGAATTGAGACTATATCTAAAAAGCAAATATCCCAACTGGGACGAAAAAAATTTATATTATAGGAGATAAAATCATGAAAGTTAGAACAGAAACAATCAAAGAAACTAAAACAAAAAGAATTAAGGTAACAGAGAAAAATAGAGAACAAATGCGTAGAGCCTTTAATATCACAATTACAGATAACAGAACTGGAAAGGTTATCATTAAGGAAGATACAAATATTGTGTTAGGCGTTTATAACGCAACAAGTAAAGCAAACAAAGACGAAATGGCTATGGGAGCTATTAGTGTTGCTAATTGCGATAGAATTACTAGATTATGTGCAATTAAAACCCTTGATTCAGTTAAAGAAGAAAATGTTAAACGACTTTTAAAAGATACAATTTTTAGTGCTTTGGAGGATTAGTAATGAACAAAGTTTTCTTAATTGGTAATTTAACCAAAGATGTGGAATTAACCACAACGAATAGTGGATTAAGTGTAGCGAAATTCACAATAGCTTGTCAAAGAAAGTATGAAAATGCTGAGGGCGAGCGAGAGGCTGACTTTATACCAATCGTTGTTTGGAGAGGTCAAGCAGATAATTGTAGTAAATATCTTAAAAAAGGCTCAAAGTGTTGTGTTGTTGGTAGCATACAAACACGCTCTTATGAAAATGAAGAGGGCGAAAGAAGATATGTTACAGAGGTTGTAGCTAATGAGGTTGAATTCCTTAGCACAAAGAAAGACTCAGACGACGGAGCAAATGACAAACCGGAACTAGCACCAGTAGACGACGATAATTTACCATTCTAGGAGGAGTTATGGCAGATAGACGCATGTTTAATAAACAAATAACTAGGAGCGACGCTTTTCTTGATATGCCTCGCTCGACAAGACTTTTATATTATGACTTAAATCTTGACGCAGACGACGACGGATTTATTGACAAATACAAATCTATTATGCGTCTAACCGGTGCTAGTGAAGACGATTTAAAATTGCTAGTTGCTAAGAGTTTTGTAATTCCTTGTGAAGACGGACTTATGGTAATTAAGCATTGGAGAATCAACAATCTCATTCGTAGTGATAGATACAAACCTACGGTCTATCAAGAACAGAAAAAGAGATTAGCAATAAAAGAAAATGGTGCTTATACACTTAGAGAAAATGAAACTCTTGGTATACCAAATGACAACCAAATGACAACCAAATGTAGTCAAGAGGTTGACGCAGTAAAGGATAGTATAGATAAGAATAGTACAGATAAGGTTAGTATAGTAGAGATAGATAGCGAACAAGTCGCTACTCCCTCTAAAAGATTCCAAAAGCCAACGATTGAAGAAATAAAAGCTTATTGTCAAGAGCGTGGAAACAATATCGACGCAGAGCAATTCTTTAACTTTTATGATTCAAAAGGCTGGAAAGTTGGAAATCAACCTATGAAAAATTGGAAAGCTGCTGTTATTACTTGGGAAAAACGCCAAAACGCCAATCCACAAAATGTGGATAATAAAAGTGGAAATGTGTTCTTAGATGTAGCAAAAAATAAAGGATTGTTTTAATGACTGAGAATGAAACAACCGCAATACTTGCGATATTGAAAACAGCATATCCACAACAACTAAGCAGAATAACATCTGTTGAGGCTGAGGCCATGATAAAACTATGGGCTGTACAATTTCATAATATCCCTAGCGATATTGTAATGCTAGCTATACAAAAAATAATCGGAACATCTGAATTTTTCCCGTCAATACCGGAAATTAAGAAAAAAATTTCAAGCTTACATTATGAGGCTTGGAGTTTAATACAACAGCACGAACAAGCTTGCGACGAGGAATGGGGAATCGGAACAAAACTATCTGAATCAGCTTACAAGAAAGTTAAGTACATATACGATAACACCTATCACAGAAACGACGATACAGAATTAAGTCTTGTTGATTGTATCGGCGGAAAGTGCATAGACGGAGTTATTGAGTGTAGCACACCATTATTAGAATTAGATTTTAAAACGGAGGACGAGTCATGAGCTATTTTGCACAACAAGAATATGAGCAAATGCTAAAAGACAAAGAAGAGGATTTAATTAACCAACAAATGATGTATGACGAGCTATATTCTCAAAAAGAAACATTGGAAGACGATATTGCTAAGATAACAAATCAGTTATCAGAAAACAAAATCAATCCAACAAGAGATAACACTTGGAAAGAAAAAGCAAAACAAGCGTTGGAAATTAAGAAAATCCAAAGAAAGAAAATCAGTCGTCAAATACAAATTATGGCTGAGAAAAAGAAACAAGTTAAGATTTATCCAAAACTCATTGATAGAGCTATCAGAGATAGACTTATTAAAGAGATTGGAGAGGAAGAATTCCTCAAATTTATTGAACAAACAAAACAAGAATTAGAAAAATTAGGTATAAATAAGGAGAAATAACCATGAGAATTTTTAAAAGTAAAATCGACAAATTGTCAAAAAAGAGACAAACTCTTATTGCTAAAAGAGATAATGCAGAAAGAGCTATGAGAGAAAGAAATGCTAAGAGAGAGGCAAAATCACAAGCTCTTTTAAATAGAGGAACTGAGGACTGGGAAGAAACGAATAGATTTAAAGAAAAAATCAATCGTGAGCTAGATAAACTTGCAAGAGATATTGATAGCGAAAAAATCTATGTTGAAGAGGTCGCAAAAACTGAAACAAAAGAATATTTGGCTGACAAAAAAGAAAGAGAAGAATTCAAAAAATTTGATAAAGCATTTTTAGATACTAAGCCGGAAGATACACCAAAAATCATAAGGAAATAATTGGAGGAAAGATAGAATATGAAACAAGTAAATAGTGTTTTAGAATTTGCTAACGGAGCTATGACAGAAAGAATAAATTATGAATTGATTAAGGTTATGGAAAATATTAAAAATCCGAATACTGACGAGAAACCTAGAAAGTTGACCGTAGAAATAACAATTACACCTATCAATAATAGAAATGCCGTAAGTTTAAATACAATAGTTAAGAAAAAATTAAGTCCAACATCTGCTGTTTATACTCAAATGGCAGTACAAAATATCGGTGGAAAAATTGCTGGTTATGAGATAACCGGCTTACAAGACGGACAAGCAGACTTGTTTGGAGAAATACATCACACAAAATTTGTAGAATTAAAAGAAATAAAAGACGAGGAGAATATTTAATATGGAAAACATAGTTAGAGATATTGAAAGAATTATTAAAGAAAATATTACAATGATAGATGTAAACGGAGAAAAATATAGTAATCAAGAGTTACATCTTATCAGACATACAGATAAGGCAGCAAAAATTGAGTTTAACGATTTAAGCTCTATTGTTGAAATGATTAAAAATGAGTCAAGTAGATTCAAATTGCCACTTTATATCAATATTGAAAGTGAGACATCTGTTTCGGTATTAACATCAATGGACGACCACAAAGAAAGGGAGAATCCATACAAAGCTCACTATGACAATAAAACATTCAGATTTGGTAGCTATTATTCTTATGAAGATTTTGTTATCGCTCTTCGTTCTCAATTCGTTCAGAATGAAGACGCAAAAGCTTTGTTAGAGGTATTGAAGAAAATAACAAATAGCAATAGCGTAGAAACAGAAGACGACGGAATTACTCAAAAAGTTACAATGCAACAAGGTGCTGCCTTGGCAAGTTCTGCTAGGGTTGCTCCTATTAGAAAACTACAACCATTTAGAACATTTAATGAGGTTGCTCAACCAGCTAGTGAATTCTTATTTAGAATTAGAAATAGTGGTGGAGATTATGCTTTATACGAGGCTGACGGCGGAGCTTGGAAAATCGAGGCTAAGGACGCTATTAAAACTTATTTCAAAGAACAACTTGCAGACGAAATCGAGAAAGGATTTGTAGTTGTTGTTGGCTAAGGAGATGTCGAATGAAGAATTGGATAAAAATATGCTTAACAATACTTGTGGTGGCGGCTGTAAGTATTGGTGCGTACTTTATCTTACGAGCTTGTGGTGTAACAGATGTAGAATCTCTGAGAGAGCTAATAGCTAGCTGTGGTGCTTGGGGGTGGATAGTGTTTATTACACTATTCACTCTATGCACAAGCTTATTGTGTTTTATTCCGGCCAGTTCTATGACATTTATAATTGTGTCTGTGGTGCTGTTTGGAGCAACAAAAGGATTCATTATTAGCTCAATCTCTGTTTTCTTATCGTCTTCATTGATGTTTATTTTAGGAAATACACTTGGAGAAAAAGTAGCCGTTAAGCTAGTAGAAAAAGAGTCGTTAGAGAAAGCTCAAAACTTAGTTGATGTAAAATCAAAAATGTTATTGCCGCTTATGTTCTTATTCCCGGTATTCCCGGACGACGCATTATGCTTGGTTGCTGGTATGACAAAAATGAGATATTGGTATTTTGCCGTTATTGTTGGTATTTGCAGAACAATAGGCGTGGCTACAACTTGTTTCTTAGGTAGTGGCTTTATAAATTGGGCTGTGTTAAGCTTGGTAGATTGGTTTGTTTTGATTAGTGTTTGTTTGTTTTGGATTCTGCTTATATTCAAATATCAACACAAAATTGAAAAGTTTATTACAAGAGATAAAAAACCAAAGCAGCAAGTTACCAGCAAGTTACCAGCAAATAAAACTCCGCAAGTAATCAATTATACAAAAAGAATGGATAACCTTATCCAAAAGAGAGCTGAGTTTGAGAAAGCTATTGAGAGATATAACACCATAATCTCTGAGAAGAGATACAAAGGCGAAGACCAGCTACATAATATCAAAGTTAAAATTGCTAAGATTCAGAGCGAAAAGCGAAAGCTAGAAAAGAATCTACAAAAAGAATATGAGGCACAAGGATTAAAAACCTCATTTGAGAATGATTCAAAAAAAGAGCTTAGAGAAATAGCTTGCGAACAATTAAATCGAATTATGAAAAACGAATTCCCTAATATTAACTACTCTATCAATCAGAGTGTTTCAACAGAAAGCATATATCTAAGTCTCAAAAAGACTAATGGTGTAGAAAAAACTATTAGATTTTCAAATCATAAATCAGCAAAAATGAGTACAAGCTATCCGATAGAAAAGATTATGTCTAAAAAAGAAATTAAGAAGATTATAGCTAAAAATCTCAAAGTGTTGGATAGAAAGTCTGTTTATGCGTTGATTGATAAATTAGAAGAGGAGAAACACAATGGATAGATGTAAATATTGTCAGAGTACAAATCTTATCTTGGAGTCTAGGATTCCGGGACAAGATGTACTAACAGCAAATCAAGTGGCTTTAAGGTGTGGAGATTGTGGTATGTGGTTAAAATGGTGTCCGAAAGGCGAAAGGCAACTTTATATTGATTCCGGCAAGGCTATTTGTGAAAAATATCAAATCGACAAAGAGTTATTTAAGGCTCTGAAAGAACACGATAGAAAAATTGAGGAAAGAGTTTTATTTGATGTTCTAGGAATACTCTATTTTCAAGACTACAATCGAGCTTGTGATTATGACAAAATGACCGGAGCTGAGGTTGTTGAGGCACAGCACAAGATATTAAAAGAAATCCAAGAGCGATATAACTATAATTTCGATAGAGATTTTAGGCCGTAGGAGGAAATATGAGTAAGTGTAAAGGTTGTAACGCAGAAATAGTGTGGATAAAAACACGCAACGGAAAAATAATGCCTTGTAATGCAGAGAAAACAACAATAGTAACAGAACAAGGCGAAACAATTATAGGACATATACCTCATTGGGCTACTTGTCCTAAATCTCAAAATTTTAAGGAGAAATAATATGTTGTTAAAAGATACAATAAACGAAACCATAAAAACAGAGCTGCTAAAACAATTAGGTAATCCAACTTGTTATTATCAGGCTTGGCTAAAAGAAGACGGCTGGTATTTAGAAGAGTGTGAGATTAAATCATTAGACTTTGAAAAAAAACTAACTGGTGGATTTATGTTAAAAATAAACGGCTCTTATGTTTATGAAAGTGATTTTATGTTTGATAAAGAAAAAGCTCAAAAGTATGTAAATGAGCAGAATAAAGAGTTTTTTGCAAAAGAAATTAAGAAAAATAAGGAATTCTTAGAGACAATAGACGAAAAAATAATAAGACAAAAAGCTGAGGCAAAAGCGAAAATAGAAATTGCAGAAAAAAGACTAGCCAAATTGGAGGAATAGTATGAAACAAGTAGTAATTGATTATTCAGAATACTTAGAGCTTGAAAAAGCTAAAAAACAAGTAGACATGATAAAAAAGGAACTCAATGAGGGTGCGTTAGTTACAGAACAACAAATGAATGATAGTCCATATCAAGACCCAGTGTATCTTCATGTACCAAAATTCAGAACTAAGATTATATTAACAGCTGGATTACAAACAATTTTAGAAGAAATGGGAGGAATTAAGTAATGTATTTTAATAGTGTTGAATTAGAAATGATATTAGCTGGTCTAAGAAAAGAAAGAGAGAGAGCAACACAAGATTATGTTGAGTCATTAAAACAAACAATAAATAAAACTCATTATGACACAGACAAAGTCTGCATAGGAGTTGCAGATTCTCTTCAATATTTACAAAGGTTTAATAATTTGATAATCAAATGTGAAGACGAATTAAGAAAGGAGATAAAATCAAATGGCTAAAAAAAGAAAAGCTAGCATACTAGATTATGTTACAGAAGAAATGTCAAACAAGATTGACGACATAGGATATGAGTTTTTAAAGAGCTTAGGTTATGATACCGAGGGAGACAGAGCTACATATTCATTCACAAACAAAATCAAAAGACAATTAAAAGAACACAAACACGCACTACTCTATCAAGGTGCGTACAATGATAAAGGCGAAATGCTTGTATATTTTCAAATAGCAGAGTTAGGAACAGAGAAATCAAAGAATCCAAAAATATTGTTTACTAGCCAAGGCATTAAGTTCGTTCCTAAACGCAAGGACGGAGGTGCTAATGGAGAAAACCCTCAATCAGATTAGACAAGACCTCCGCCTCTTAAAGAAGATACAACATAGTATTCAAGTTCTTTTAGATGTGGAGAGTATTCATAAAAAAAGATTGGAGGTTTTGCTTTCAAAGCAGCAAACAGATAGTGTCAAAGCTGACATTACAAAAATACAAGATATTATATCAAAGCTGGATATTGAGAATTATATCAAGCGAGCTACTGAGATAGAATCTAGGTATTGGGAGGCAATCAATAGTCTACCACCACTAGACAAGACAATTATCTTAGACGGATATATCAATGGAACTCCGTACTGGAAACTAGGAAACAAGCTCAATTATTCAGAGGACGCAATCAAAAAGCGTATTCCTAAAATCATAGAGAATATAGCTGTGGCCATAAGAGAGAAATAAATAAAAAAGTGCTTAGAGTGTTAAGTTTACACTTTCGGCACTTTTTTTTGTTATAGAGTGTATATGTAGAAAACTAATTGGAGGTAGTTATGGACGAGCTAAACGGAGAAAAGCTTTTAGATTTAACAATCGAGAGGAACTTTACTTATCATAAGCCAACAGAAGATATGCAACCAAAGTTTGTTGCTATCAGAGACAAGGCAAAAGAGTTAGCTTATTTAATAGCAGATTTAGTACCAAACGGCAGAGAAAAGTCTTTGGCTAATACAAAGCTTGAAGAGGTCGTTATGTGGGCTAACGCTGGAATATCACGCAATTAGTTATCAATATTCGCACGAATAGCGGAAAAATCGGAGGAATTTATGCAAGGGAAAGGATTTGGAGACAATGTAAAAGAAATGGTCTTAGCAGAGCTAGCAAGCGGAACAAGCGTTTCTGACTTAGCTAGAAAATACAAAATAGCGAAGAGTACGATAAGTGGTTGGAAGAAAGAACTACATAAGCCCGGAAACGAACAAAAGCTGAACGAGTTTGAACAACTACGAACAGAAAAGAAACAAGAATTCATTAAAGGAGCTTGGGAGAATATCGAAATGGGTAATAAGCTCATTCAGAGAAGATTCAAGCGAGCTTTGGAACATGAAGACAAGATTGACGACTTGCTACAAGAAATAATGTCTCTGCCTAACACAGACCTCTCCACAGACCAAAAGAAAGCTCTTGCAAAGAAACTGAGTGCAATCAAGGTTGAAGATGTAAGCAAAATAACAACAGCCATAGGTACTCTATACGACAAACAAGCTGTGGCCAACAATGAAAACACAGCCAAGACAGAGCATGTGGTAACAATAGAAGACTTTGTAAAGGATATTCAAGGTGCAAAGTATTAACACAAAAGCTTATATCGAAAAGCATTTGAAGATTAAGAACAAAGACGCTCAGATTATTCCGTTGATATTAAATAAGCCACAACAAAAGCTGTACGACACTATCAAGCGTCAATACGAGCTAGGCAGACCGATAAGAATAATTATCTTAAAGGCAAGACAAATGGGATTCTCTACTATAACAGAGGGAATCTTATTCAAGGAGACGGCGACAGAGCCAAATATTAAGACCGGTATAGTAACTCACGAAGAAACCGCCACCAAGAACTTATTTAATATGACTAAGATGTTTTATGCTAATCTACCGGCAGCATTAAAACCACAAACAATAGCCAGCAACGCCCAAGAACTTATCTTTAACAACAAAGATAGGACTGGGCTTAATTCAAATATAAAATGTATGACAGCTGGGAACGGCAACATAGGTCGTTCGGACACATTCCAAAAACTACATATTTCAGAGTATGCGTTTTGGCCGGGAAACAAAGTAGAGACTCTAACTGGTCTACTACAAGCCGTACCAAATACTCCGGAAAGTATCGTTATCATAGAGTCAACAGCTAATGGTTATGAAGACTTTAAGCAGCTATGGGACGACGCAGTTGAGGGAAAGAGTGATTATATTCCGGTATTCTGTGCATGGCACGAGCTGGAAGAATACAGAATGGACGCTAGCGATTTAGGCGAACTTACACAAGAAGAAATCGAGTTGAAAGAATTGTATCACTTAGACGACGAGCAAATAGCTTGGCGTCGTTGGTGTATAAGAAACAACTGCCGAGGCGACTTGAATAAGTTTAACCAAGAATATCCTAGTTGTCCGGAAGAGGCGTTTATTTCAAGCGGAGCGTGTGTATTCAATAAGAAAAACATAGTTAACCGAATTGAGCAAATACGCCAGTTGCAACCGCTAAAACAAGGCTCATTTAAGTATAAGAAAACATACGAGCCAGTAAGAGACGCAGACGGAAATGTTGTAAGAACTAGAAAGGTTATTTCTGACATTGAATTCGTAGAAGAAGAGAACGGAATTATCAGAATCTATGAAGAGCCACAAGTCAAGAAAGACAAAGAAGATGTTGTTACAGCGTTATGTCCGTATACAATTGGTGGCGATACAGCCGAAGAGGGCGAGGACTACTACACAGCTAAGGTTATCAATAACTTAACAGACGAGTCAGTTGCAACGCTACAAGTACAATTTATCGACGAGGACTTATACGCAGACCAAATATATTGCTTAGGAATTTATTACAACACAGCTTTGATTGGTATAGAAATCAATTACAGCAGAAAGCCTATGCGAGAGCTTGAAGACTTAAATTATCCAAGCTTATATATGCGAGAGCGTGTAGACACATTATCAAGAGAGATTGTTAAAGCTTACGGATTCAGAACAGATAGTGCTACAAGGCCAGTAATCATATCTGAGTTAGTAGAAACAATGAGAGAAGATATAACTCGTGAGACAGATATTCAAACATTAAGAGAAATGCTTACATTTGTGCGTAAGACTAATGGCAGAAAAGAGGCACAAGACGGATTCCATGACGACTTAGTAATGGCGTCTGCAATAGCTCATTTTATAGCTAAGAGTCAAGGCGAACACAAGTGGATAGCTGTTAAACATGAAGAGTTTGACTTTATTAAAGAAAACTTTTCAAAACCACAACAACAATCTAATTCCTATATGGAATGGTAAAGGAGAAATTTATGTTCGTTATTATTAGCAAGAAGAAATACAACGCAATAATGTCTGAGCTTGGCAGTCTTAAAAAAGCTTTTAAGCAACACACAGAGCAAGAAAAAGCTAATTTTAGCAAGGTAAATAAAAAGCTTGCTGAGGTAGACGAAAAAGCAAGCAAAAGATATGTTAGCGATAATTTCTCCAAAGAAAAAGATAAACCAAAGAGCTGGAATGAGCTTATGGACGAATACTTAAACGGCGAAAACAAAGACGATAAGGGAGGCAACTAATGGCAGAAGAGAAACAATTAAATAAAACTCAGACACCGGAAGAAAGAGCCTCTGAGTTATGGAAGATGTACGAGGACGGCAAAGAGTATCAAAATCAAGTTGGATTGACAAAAAATGTCAAGACATTTGTCGATTTCTTTGAGGGAAGACAATGGCCAGCTCCAACAAAAGATACAAAGAATTTGCCTAGACCGGTATTCAATATTATTAAGTTTATTTGTCGTAACAAAAAGAGTGCTATTCTTTCTACTCCGGTTAAGCTTGTGTATCGTGCAGAAGACGAGCTTAAACAAAATGCAGAGAAATTCACTAACTTTGCTGACTATATCCAAAAGGAATATGGTCAAGAGCAATTAGACTCTATTGCGTTGAATGACGGCGTTAAGAAAGGTACATACATCTATCACTACTATTGGGATTCTGAGAGAAAAGGAAAGCAAGGCGTACAAGACGGCGGAATGGGCTGCGATATTATTGATTTGCTTGACTTTGTACCAGCTAATCCACAAGAAAAAGACGAACAAAAGCAAGAATGGATTATTATTGCTAGTCGTGAAAATGTAGATAGTGTTAAGTCTAAGGCAGACGAAAATATAGATAAAGACTTGATTGTAGAAGACGAGTGCGAAAGCAAATACGGAGAGGTTGAGAAGAAAGGCTCAAAACTCTGTACGGTCTTGACAAGGTATTTCAGAAAGGACGGCGAGGTTTACTTTGAGAAATCTGTAAAAGCAACGCTAGTAAATGCCGCCACCTCTCTAACACCGGACTTACAAGCAGCAAAGAAAGAGGTTGGACTTGAAGAAGACGAGCCTAACAACAATCTACCGGACGAAAACGGATTCACTAATCCTAATTACACAGCGAAAGCTAATTTATATCCGATAGTTGTTGGCCAGTACGAAGAAAGAGAAAAGTCTATTTATGGTATTGGCGAAATTGAGGGACTAATCCCTAACCAAAAATCAATCAACTTTACAACAGCTATGCACTTAATGAATATTGAGGACTTAGCTTGGGGTAAATGGGTTGTTGCAGAAGACGCCTTAGAGGGACAAACAATCACTAATGAGCCGGGACAAGTTTTAGTTAACCATAGTAAAACTGGTGGTATTCAGAGAGTTGAGGGACATCAGATTCCTAATTCTCCACTTAATGCCGTTGAGTTTATAGCTAGCTTAACAAGAACTATGGCCGGAGCTAATGAGGTTATGAGTGGCGAGGTTGTATCTGCAAATATGAGTGGTGCTGCTATTGCACAACTACAAAGCCAAGCACAACAGCCTATCGAAGAGCTAAAAGATTCATTTTGGCGTGTTAAAGAAAAGATTGGTAAAGTGCTAGCACAATTCTTTAAGCTTTTCTACCAAGGCAAAGAATTCTCTTATTCAGAGACTAAAATGGTCGAGAAACAAGGGAAAATGGTAGAAGAAGAACAAGTATTGAAAGATACATTCAATGGTAGCGAGTTCCAAAATCAAGAATTTAGCGTTGTTGTAGAGACAACAGCCGGAACAAAAGCAAGTGCTGCTGGCGATATAAATGCTCTTGATACTCTACTTATCAAAGGCTTTATCACACCAAAAGCTTACTTGAAAGCTTATCCAAAGAACGCATTATCTAATAAAACAGAGCTTATAAAGGCGTTAGAAGAGGAAGAAAACTCACAAATCAATCAACTAAACGCTCAAATCCAAGAAATGACAGCTCAATCACAACAATTAGCACAGCAATTACAAGAGTCAATCAACACAATACATCAACAAAAAGATATTGTAGACAAGGTTGTATCTGTAATAGCTGAGAATAACAAGCTTAAATCTCAGATAGCTATGCTTTATGCAGAGGGCAAATCAAAGATTGACGAGGCAAATCAAGCTATTGCAACGACAGAACAAGACGCCCAAGACATAACGCAAATGCTTATAAACACTATTAGCTCATTAACTGGCGTACCAGCAGAGCAAGTAGTACAAGGAATTTTGCAAGGAGGAACACAAAATGGTATGTCCCAAGTGCAAAACGGCTATGTCGGTCAAGGTAGCCAACCAAAAGCACAGAATCCTAACTTGCCGCAATAAGAATTGTAGCAATCATGGGAAAGATGTTGAGGTTATCAAAAATCAATAATTATCTGAGAAATCAGTAATTATATATCGCAGAAACAGCGGAAAAATTCAAGGAGGACTATTATGTCAGAAGAAATTAAAACAGAGCAAACAAATGTCGAAGAAAAAGACAATGTGCAAGCAAACTCTGGGCTTGAACAAACAACAGAGGAAAGTACCAACGATTTTGAATTTACAGACACTCATACAGAGGAAGAAAACAAAGGCGAAGAGTCTAAGTCTACTGAATCAAACAAAGCGTCTAAACCAGTTCAAACAAAGGAACAGAACTCTGAATTCGCTCGAATTAGAAGAGAGCAAGAACGCCAAAGAGAATTATCAGAGGCAAGGAACAAAGCCATAATCGAGGCTCTTGACGGCAAGAATCCATACACTAATGAGCCAATGACAGACTCAGTAGATGTGGAAGAATACCTTGCTATGAAAGAGATTGAGAAGAAAGGCGGAGACCCAATCGCTGACTATTCAAAAGTACAAAAGCAAAAGCAAAAAGACGAAATGGCCAAGAATGAGCAAGCTAGGTCGCAAGAGGAATGGATTAAAAAGGATTCAGAAGACTTTAAATCCAAACACCCGGAGGTTGACTTAGGCGAACTTATTAACAACGAGGTATTTCAGAAATTTGCTGAGGGCAAAGTTGGAACTACTCCAATGGCCAAAATCTATGAGAACTTTGTAGATTTTACTAAGGCTTATGAAAAGAAAGCAAAATTACAAGCAGCACAAATGGTCGCAAACAAAAAAGCGTCTCCGGGAACTTTAACAAGTCCGGGACAATCTGAAAGCGGATTCTATTCAATAGAAGATGTTAAGAAGATGTCTGTTGAGGAAATGCGAAAGAATTGGGACAAAGTGCAAGCAAGTAGAGCCAAATGGAATAAGAAAAATTAAAATAGGAGGAAAAAACAATGGCTTATACAAACTTTATACCTACAATGTGGGCTGTCGGTATCGAAAAAGCCCTTGAAAAGTTATATGTATTCGCTGACGATTGTAACCGCAAATACGAGGGTACTGTGTCTAAACAAGGCGAATCAGTTAAGATTCTTGGTGTAGGTAGACCAACAATTACAAGAATCTCAAAAGCAAATAGAAACAACAACATCAATGATGTTGAAGAGGTAGAAGATACCTCAGTTATCATGTACATCAACCAAATTGCTTACTTTAACTTTATGGTTGGCGACATTGATAAAGCACAAGCAAGCGAAGACGGAATCATGAACGCTCTTCAAGACGAAACAAGTGAGGGATTAGCTGACGAGGCAGATAAATATATCGCTGCATTAGTTAACGATTCAAGTGTTGAGAAAGTGTTTGCTAGTGATACAAAGGTTGTAAATGGTGCAACAGCAAATGGAGCAACAAACATTTTAGAGGCTATTGACGCAGCTATTCAAAAACTTTATGAAAATAATGTTAAACCAACAGCTAAAATCGTTATTGATATGTCTCCAAGATTCTACACAATCTTCAAACAAGCGTACATCACAAAAGACACAGACAACAGCGAAATCATGGCAAATGGTAGAGTTGGTAAATACGGCAACGCAATCGTTAAAGTATCTAACAATGTAACCAAGAGTGGCAACGGAGCGTCTGACTATATCATGGTTAGAACACCAAGAGCTATTGCTTACGCTAATCCAATGACTCATGTTGAGCCATATCGTCCAGAAAAGAAATTTGCGGACGCTGTTAAAGGTTTTATGTTGTTTGACGCAAAAGTTGTTAGACCAAAAGAAATCGTTAACCTTAATGTAAAATACGCCTAAGGCAAAATAAAATAGGAGGAAAATAACACATGGCAAGAGTTAAATTATCTGTTAAAGAACTAACAGAAAGAAATAAATTTTTAGATTGTGGCACAACTGCTGATATGGCAACAGCTGTTGACGCAACAGACGGAGCAGAATTTGTTATGAAAGAAAGAGACGACAAGTATCTTATCGTAGTAACTAACGCTGCAAGTGCGGCTAAGACCGTAACACTTAAAGCTGGCGACGGATTCCAAGCTGGCGGAGACCTAGTACATTCTGTACCAGCTAGCTCATTTAGCATTATCTCTATTGATAGTGGTCGTTATAAAAAACTTAGCGGCGAAGATAAGGGTAAAGTTATTATCCTTGGTGCGTCTGCTGACATCAAAGTAGCTGTATTCAGACTACCTTAGTAATTAAAACAAAAGCGTAGTGTAGTCGCTACGCTTTTTATGGATAGATAGCTTAATTGGAGAAAGCTTTTCGCTAGCACCCTAACAAAGAGTTGTTGATTGTAAGTTCGAATCTTACTCTATCCACCAAACCCCAAATGGAGATTTAATAAAAAAAGGGTTTTATTTAATGAGTATATGTAGTTTTTGTGTTTGAGGGCTGTACTAAATAAGCCAAATAACACTTTATGGGGCTGTTTCTTAATGGTAGAGAACTTGTAGGAACAACAAGAAAGTTGTGCGTTCGAGTCGCACCAGCCCCGCCATTTTAAAATTAAAAGGAGACATTATGAAACTAGGCGAAATTAAAGTTGCAACATTAAAGCTTTTATTTGTTGGATATGAAAACGACATCAATGTCGGAGACTTAGACGAATTATCGTTAGACGAAAACTACAAGTCTTATTTATTTGGAATGAATGACTCAATTAACAGAGCTTTTTCAAGTATAGAAGAAAAAGGTGTTTTGCCTAGCAAGTCTTACACAATAAACAAAGCAGACGGCGAGGTTGACGGACAATTTATTAGGTTTGATTTAAAAGAACTTATCCCGGACTATTTTAGCATGGATAGAGTTGTTTATCAGAATTCAAGAGGCGATTATAAAGGCCACTACGAATATCAACTTGAAGAAGATGTATTAGTGCTAAGAGATTTTAAAGAATCAGACGAAAGCTTGCGTGTTCTATATAAGCCAACGCTTGAAAGAATAAACGACGATACAGATAATGACTTGGAGTTAGATATTCCTAACAGCATAGCTAGTCAAATCCCTCTATTTGTCAAGGGCGATATTTATCGTGAAGACGAGCCAAACGAGGCAAGTGAGGCTAGAAACTGGTTTGAATCCGCTATGAGTGAACTACACAAGAACAAAACAACAAATATTGGTAGAGTTAAAAAGATATTTTCACAAACGGAGTAGATATGAGAGCGAACACAAACATCACACTAAAAGATAGAATGAGTATTGAATTAAGCGACTTTAAGGGCGTTGATTTTTCAAGCTCTCCTCTTCGTGTGTCTCAAAATCGTTCTCCGGACGCAAAGAACTTTATCAATGAGTACGGCGTAAATAAAAAGCGTCATGGCTGGAAAGAACTTTTCAGATTCAGAGACGAAAACAGAGAGCCATTAAGAATCAATGGTATTTATAAGTATATCAGAGGCTCTTATAATTGCTTTATTGTACACGCTGGAACAAAGTTTTTTAAGGTTGTGTTTGATTACACAAGTCAAAGATATATTTCAACAGATATAACATTATCTTCAACATACGAGGAATCTAAGGTAGTTGCTAACAAGCTAAAAGACCAACGCTCACAATTCTTCTTGAATAAAGAGAGATTGTACATTATCGGTTGTGGCGATTTCTTAGTGTATGGCACTTGGGATAATGGTTTAACTTATGAGCTTAGAAGAGTTGCTAATGATAAGGACACTTATGTCCCTACCACAACAATTTCTATTGACGACGATTCAGTAGAAGACAATGCAAGAGCAGCACTTGACGATATAAATATGCTTTGCTCTTACAGAATAAATCAATTAGTTGGCTCTTCGTCTACAAATAAAACATGGACGCTTGATTCCGGAGAGATTGACAATGATTCAGCAGTCGAAATCACACTTGAAACAATGGAATCAAACAATGCTGTTACTATTGAAATTAAAAACAATGGAACAGACAAGTCAATCTTATATAACACATCAACAAATGCACAAGTTGGAACTATCAACTTTGCTACTGGTCAAATAACATTATCAATCGCAACTACTCCACAGATTGCTAATAGAGACAATATCTTTGTTAAGTTTAGTCATTCAGTAGACGGATATTTAGATAGGATTGCTAATTGTAATTTTGGAATCTTGTTTGGTGTAAACGGAAACTCAGATAGATTATTTGTGAGTGGGAATAGTGAATTTGCAAATATAGACTTTCACTCTGAGTCAGACGATTTTACTTATTTTGGAGACTTAAACACATCTTCTATGGGTAGTAGCTCTGTGGCCGTAGCTGGTTATGGCAGACTTAGTGATAGCACACTTGTTATCTATAAAGAAGATAACGCACAAGAGGCTAATATCTTTTATAGAAATGGTACTTTGCAAGAAACATACGATTCAAATGGTAATCTTGAAAGTATCAGAGCTGTATTCCCTACAACAGCCGGCTCTATTGGAGAGGGTGTTATAAGCAGATATGCAACAGCTAACTTTGCCGGAGATAACTTGATATTATCAAGAAACGGCGTATATGGAATTGTATTGCCTAACAACATCACAGCTAGTGAAAGATATACTCGTGAGCGTAGTAGAACAATAAACGAAAAGCTTACAAGATATAGCTCATTAAAAGAGGCTGTTGGAATTGTTTGGGCTAACAAATATTTATTAGCTATTGAGGGCGATTGTTTTGTAGCTGACGCTAGATTCAAATTTACAAGCGAAAGCGATTTAGACGGCTCTTATAACTATGAGTGGTGGTTTTGGGATAACATACCAGCGAGAGTTTGGGCTAATATAGAAAACGAATTGTACTTTGGTAGTGCAGACGGACAAGTTTGTGTGTTTGACGAGCAGTATATTGATAGAGAATATGAGGAAACTCAATCCGGAGACCTTTTAATCTCTGTTGCAGATAACAAAGTAACATACAATAAGACTTATTTAGACGATTTAGCAGATAATGACACAATCAAATTCAACTCTGACGGAATTTATGCTTTGGAGTTGGGAGTACAAGATTTGTTGTCGGTGGCGGATAATCGAATCAAAGTAAGCGAAGATAAAATCTCTGAGCTTTATGTTGGAACAGAACTTTATGCAGACTATGTAGCAGCTAGTGGCCTTAGCGTAAACAAAAAATACATCATATCAGATGTAGACGCTGGTGCTTGTACATTTGCACTAGAAGACGAAAACGGAAACGCTGTTAGCGTGAGAGACATAGGATTCAGACTTAGCAGAAACTTAAAGAATATTGAGCTTTATCTATGCAACACAACAAAGACCGATTTTGAGCTTAAATACTACAAAGACAGCAATCCTATAAGATTAGTCGCATACAACAATATCTCGCCAACAAACCCACTTGCAAGCCTTGTAACGAATAGAAATGTAGTCGCTGTTTGGACTACTCCAATCCTAGACTTTGGAACAAACTCTCAGAGTAAGACATTATTACAACTAACGATAGCTACCGAGCCTACTGTGAACGGAGAAATCACTTTTGGATATGATACAAAAGATGTTTCAAAAGCTATTCAAGCTAAGGGTGTAGCTGTGTTTGACTTTGATAATATCAACTTTGAAAATTTCTCATTTGATACCGGATTTGCAAGCTCATATACAAAGAAAGTAAAACAGAGAAATTTCAACTTTATAATTTTCAGATTTGAATCTGACAACGAATATAATTGTGCCGTTAACACATTCTCGGTACTTTACAAGATAAACAAAATGAATAAAGGAGTAAGATAACATGAGTGTAAAACCTACAACCAATGCAACATTAAACGCCATGAAAAGAAAATCTGCTCAGACATTACCTAATAGGCCTAGTAACCAAGGTATGTCGTCAGAGCAGATTAAAAATGCGTTTTGGAAATTTGTTTTAGACAATGAAGATTCTATTGTTTCTGAACTAGCAAGAATCATAAATGAAACAAACAGCGAACTAGCAAAGAGACTTGTTAAGCTAACAAATGCTCAGCTAAAAGAAATTGCAGACAATCATTTCTTAGAAAACTACGAACTTAATAATGGCGATTTGTTTATTGCAATAGACGACGGCGATTATAAAGTTGGCCACATATATAAACTATCTACTTTGGAAAGCAGCTATGGATTCACAGATGTTACTCAACAAGAACTAGACAAAAAGTTTACAAAGAACAGAACAGCTGCTAATGCAAAGAAAACTCTAACTATTGGAGAAGACGGCGAAACAATCGAAACCGATTATATCCATATTGGAGATATAAAAGTACAAAAAGGGACAGAAGACGGAAATCCTTACATAGAGTTCGTGTTCCCGGAGGAGAGCTAGTATGTCAAATTTGAAATTAACACCACAAGACAGACAATCTATTGACTTTGCAGAAGAAGAAAGAAAGAAAAGTCAAACAAGAGGTGCAGTTGTTCATAATGACGATATAAAAAACCTTGCAGACAATAATCTTTCAAATGTTTCTGTCCCAAAGATTTCTCTTGGCTCGGTTTCAAAAGGAACAGCAGATAAAGTCATTGAGAGATTTGTATCAAGCGACGGCAATACATGGTATAAAAAATATGCAAGTGGTTGGATAGAACAAGGTGGAATATTTACATGTCAAGGCACATCTTCCGGCCAAACAGTAGTATTTCCTTTGGAATTTCCTAATAAGGCACTAGGGATTATCTTGACAATGGCAAATGGCTCGTATAACTCAACAGCTTGTATTGGGAAAGTTTTAAGTGTACATGCGGAAAGTGATAGAAACTTAAAAAGAAGTTTTGGTTGCATTTCTGTAAGCAGGGCTGGAAATTATGAACAACATCAATACAACTATTATGCTTATGGCTATTAAGGAGGAATTATGAAATTATTGGGTATTGAAATAACAGAAGAGCACTTTGATTATCTTATGTGCGAACAAGCAAAAGGTAAAGAACTAAAAGTTCTTAACGGAAAAGTTGTTGCAGTTGAATATGAAATAACAGAAGAGGAAATGAAAAATAAAAGAATTACAGAAATTAAGCCTCGTTTAGAGCAGCTTTCACAAGACATTATTCAATCTCTTGCTGGTGCAGAATTTGAAGACCTAGCAGAAAGAAAAAAAGAGTTCCAAACTCTACACAACGAATTAAGGATTCTTTTAGGCAAAGAGCCTAGAAAATATTTGGAGGTAGACAATGAAACCAACAATTAAAATTACACGAAAAAACAAGGAATTTCACATCTCAACTGGGGGGGGGGTACACTTAAACGATAAGTGTATCTTGGATTCAAATGGTGTGCTAGGAGCATATCCTATTGGCTCAATTTATTTGAGTGTAAATAACACAAGTCCAGCAAGTTTATTTGGTGGCACTTGGGAAAAGATACAAGACAGATTTTTACTAGCAAGTGGTAGTAGTTATTCGCTTGGAGCAACTGGTGGCGAAAAGGAACATACTTTAACTATAAGTGAAATGCCTAGCCACGACCATAGGCAGAGATTTAATAATACTTATGGTAGCGAATATGGTGGTTTCGCCGCAACAGAGAGTAAATATAACAGCAGTTATTGGTGGTGTATAAATACTGCACCTACTGGCGGAGGACAGCCTCACAACAACATGCCACCTTATTTAGTAGTAAATGTCTGGAAAAGAATTAGTTAAATGGTAAGGACACAAATGTCCTAACCAAAAAAGGAGGACATTATGTCGTTAAAATTTAAGAAAACAAAGCAAGGACTAGATATTTCGTGGGGGGGGGTATAAGTCTTAATGGAAAATCCATTTTAGACCTAACCTATCCTATCGGCAGTCTTTACATAAGTAAAGAAAATGTTAGTCCGGCAGAATTGCTTGGTGGAGTTTGGGAGCAATTAAGTGCAGACGCCTATTTTAAAATTATTACAAGTGAAAATGGACTTAATGAATATAGGTGTGGAGGTACAAGTAGTAGCCACAAGATACCTATTGAAAGTATGCCTAGCCACTATCATAATACTGGTGCTACTAATCATTATAATTATTCAACTAGCGGCAACAACTTTTATATAACAAGTAGTGGTTATCCAGTTAGAGATGTCACAACAAATGGTGCTGGGTTTACTGGTGGTGACCAACCTTACTATCCATACTACTATGGTGTATATGCTTGGATTAGAATAAGTTAAAAATTTTGGAGGAATTATGAAAATTTATAACGAATCAAAAACAGAAATATTAGAAAATGTAGACCTTGAAAAAGGTTATCTAAAAGAAGATAAATTAGTGTTAAGAG